ACAAACAGCGAAATAATATTTAGAGGTATTAAAACAAGTTCAGGCGACCAAACCGCAAACCTTAAATCAATTACGGGTGTTACTACTTGGGTGCTAGATGAGGCTGAGGAGTTAACAGATGAAAGCACGTTCGATAAAATAAATTTATCTATTAGAATTAAGAATAAACAGAATAGAATCATACTTATATTAAATCCTGCAACAAAAGAGCATTGGATTTATAGAAAGTTCTTTGAAGAGGCTGGAGTAACCGAAGGATTTAACGGTGTTAAAGGTAACACGACCTACATACATACAACGTACCTAAACAACTTAGATAACCTTAATGTAGATTTTATTAACGAAATAGAGTTAATCAAAGAAAACAACCCTAAGAAGTACGAACATCAAATACTAGGCGGATGGCTAGACAAAGCGGAAGGCGTTGTATTTACAAATTGGAAGTTTGGAGAGTTTGATACTACACTACCGTATTCCTTCGGTGCGGATTTTGGATTTAGTATTGACCCTAGCACATTGGTTAAGGTAGCAATAGACAGAAAGTTAAAAATAATATACGTTAAAGAATTGTTATACAAGCCAAAGTTAACTACAAGCGAGTTGGCAATAATATACAAACAAAATGTATCTGGCAAAGAATTGATAATTGCGGATAGTGCAGAACCTAGATTAATAGAAGAAATACAACGATACGGGTTTAACATACAAGCCACCGAAAAAGGTGCTGGAAGTATTAAGGCTGGTATTGAGTTAATGCGAGACTATCAGTTAATAATAGACAAGGAAAGCGTTAACGTCGCTAAGGAATTGAATAACTACGTTTACAGCGACAAAGCAAGTAGTTTGTTTGTAGACAATTGGAATCACGCAATAGATGCAATAAGATACAATGTATTTTTTCATTTAAGTAACCCACATAGAGGCAAATTTGATATAAGATAATTATGAAAATAAACATACCAGAAAATATTAGCGAGGTTACACTAGGGCAGTTTCAAAAGTATATGGAGTTGCTAGAGCGCGACTTGGATATAATGAATTTTAACAAACGCAAAGTATCAATCTTTACAAACATACCTTACAAGGATTTAGTTACTGTAAAAGCTATTGATTTTGAGCGTATAAGCAAACAAGTAGACATTTCTTTAAATACTGATGCGCAATTTGAAGCAACCTTTAAATTAGATGGTTTAGAATTTGGCTTTATAAATGACTTTGAGGAAATAAGTTTAGGAGAGTTTGCAGACCTAGAGAAATACCAAACAAGCCAAAATGATTTGCATAATCTAATGGCTATACTATTCCGACCAATACGAAATAAAGCACACGGTAGGTATGAAATAGAAAGCTATAAAGGTACTGCGGAATATGCTGAACGAATGAAATCGATGCCTTTAAATATTGCTAATGGTGCGCTGGTTTTTTTTTTGAATTTAGCGAGCGAGTTAGAGGATTATACCCTGAAATATTCGAGCGCGGAATAAGCGAGGGAGAGGATATGGCAAACTACTTTAAAGATTGGGGCTGGTATCCTACTATTAAAAAGTTAGCTAAAGACGATATCTTTGCGATTGATAAAGTAACTCAACTAAGTTTGCATAAATGTTTATTGTTTTTGAGTTGCGAGGTGGTAGAAAATAAAGCAATCATAAGCGCACAAAACAAATCTAACGGTAAGCAAATTACTGAATTGTAAAATAAATTAAAAGTTTTTTAAATAAAGTATTGTTTATTCAAATGTTGGTTGTATCTTTGTACAAGCAATAACGCTAAACCAAAAAAACAGAAATTATGACAGCAGCAACTTACCAAAAAAGAATGAATATGTATTTAGGAGTTAAAAAATTTAGATTAGCATATAAATCATTTTTAAAAATGAATGAGTTAAGAATTTCAGAAGGAGTTGAATTTTTTACAATGCCTAACTTACAAGCTAAATTTGAAAAATAATGTATAACACGCCAATAAAATACAAAACATAAAACTAATATTAAAACCCTATTCATTCGAGTAGGGTTTTTGCTTTTGTTACATATTAGCAATCTTATCGTTTTACTTATATGAACGGATACAGCGAAATTTTACGATACATTAAGACTCTAGCTGAGCAGGATTATTTTATAAACACAATAACACAAGGCGACTTTGAAGACGTTGACATTAGTAAGAAAAATATATTTCCTCTTTTACATATTAGCATTGGTAACTGTTCTTTTCCTAGCGATAGTATTATAAGATTCGACTGCCAAATTGGCGCGATGGATATTAGAGATATTAACAAAGAAATAACCAACGATAAATTTTACGAAAACGACAACGAAATAGACAACCTAAACGAAACTCTAGCGGTTGTAAATAGGTTATGGTTATTGATGCTTAAAGACTTTGAGGAGAACGATATAACCGCAAGCGAAAATCCTACCCTCGAACAGATGAACGAGAGTAAAAAGAACTTATTAGATGGTTGGGTTATGACATTTACAATCGACGTGCCAAACATTTTAGTTTCATTATGCTAACGGAACAAATATTAAATAGGTTTGGTGATAACGTTACTAAGAAAGCTAAGGCAATACTTGCAAAGCGTGATAAATTAGATACTGGCAAACTAAGCGAAAGTTTAAAGTTCACTGTTAAGAAGTCAAAGAATAGTTTAGAGTTTACATTGCTTGCAGAAGATTACGCCACGTTCGTAGACAAAGGAGTTAAAGGCACAAAAGATAATTCAAGAGCGCCAAGCAGTCCATTTCAATTTAAACAAGGTAAAGTTTCCGTACCTATCGCTCCAATATTAGGTTGGGTAAAAAGAAAGAGGTTTCAATTTAGAACTAAGCAAGGGCGGTTTATGAGTTTTAAACAAATGGCATTTATAATTGGTCGCTCTATACATAGCAAAGGAATTAAAACAAGTAACTTTCTAACAAGTCCTTTTAACGATGAGTTCAAGAAGTTGCCTAAAGAATTAATAGAGGCTTACGGTTTAGATATGAGAGATTTATTAAAAACAAGTTTAAAAAATAACAAATGATAAAGTATATTTTAAGATTAATCGAACAAGATAAGCAAATACATTCCGCTTATACTTCTTTAAATAAAGACAGATGCTTTTGTAAAAATATAAGTATTACTGATGCTAAAAACTTAGGAGTAGATCCTTATAGTAAACTTGCTGCGGTTTTACAATTATATAAAGTAAAAAATGATTAAAACACTATCGCCCTATTATATTGACATTCCGTTAACGAGTCCTAGCAATTCGCTTGTTTGCACTTCTTACACGGTGCAGATATTCATATGGCAGGGTAACATAACGGCAGTACCTAGTCAGTCTGCATATCAAAAAACAAGGTTTAACCCAACTGGCTCAAACTCAATTGATAGGGTTGAGATTGGAAGAATAGTAAACGACTTTATAGACTTTGATATTACTATACCGCCATTCGCTGGTTTGTATGATAGCGACAACCAAGCGTGGGTTCGATTCCACGTTATCTATGATGTAGCACCAACTGTAATACAATTGCAACAAACAAATTTAGCTATAAAGGGTTATGGTTATTTTCAAGAGGGAGCGAATCCAACTATCCCAACTAACAAAATATTAGTAACACAAGACGAATACAAGGTAGACAGAAACGGCTTATTTATTTTACCTATAAAAGTAGAGCAATCTATTATCCCAGATTACAATGCAGACGACTACACAATCGATTATTTTATAGTATAGAATTATGGCAACACAAGCAGAAGTACAAGCAATTATAGATTTAAATTTAGCTAGTCAAAGCGATATAACAGCGACTGAACATAGAGTGGTTGAAACGGCTATATTGAATTTCATTGCGCAGGAAGTCGCTAGTTTGCAAATACAAATTAACGCAATACAAGCAGCACCCGCAGCAAGTCCATTCTTAAGAATAGCAAACTATTATATTGGTGATGTTGGAGGTTCTGACGTGCTTAAAACCGTTACATTTCCAAATGTGGGAACTGACCAATATGAAGTGTTAGGTTCGTTAGTTCACGTTTCTGGAGTTTTTGGAGCAAACAATGACGTAATTTTTAGCATTAGAGAAAAAACAAGCACTTCATTTAAGTTGGCATTAAGAGAAGTAGACTCAGAAGTACAAAATATATCATTCGACTATGCACTTTTACCTTTTTAATTATGATCGCAGTACGAAGTTACCCTTTGGGAGAGATAAATTACACTATTCAAACGCCTAGTTCAACATTTAGCGGTGAGTTAATTAAATATTTATGGGTAGATTTAAGCCAAACAACCACCGATGAGTACGTAGAAATAACTTACAACGGAATAGTTAAGACTTTGTTAATAACAGATGAATGTAGATACACGCCAATTGATATAGTTTTCCAAAATAAAGAAGGTGCAAGTCAGATATTTACAATGTTTAAAGTTCGTAAAGATACCATTTCGGTAACTTCTGATAGTTTCGAGGGTGGAGCGCCTTTAGGTAAGCATCAATTCAATACGTTTAACGTACAATCTAGGAGCAAATTTACAATTAATAGTGGCTTTGTAACCGAAGATAAAAACGAAGCAGTTAAGCAATTATTACTTAGTGAAAAAGTTTGGGTATTAGAGAGTGGACAAGCTATACCAATTAGCGTAT